GAAGTCCGCTTCCAAGCAGCCTTCAAAGCAGGTGTCCAAATCGCTTACCCCGACTTGGTTGTAGACTTCCGCTTGACCTAATGTGTAGGGGGGAGGGAAACCTCCCCTCACTTTTTTGTTCTCTTGTAACTTAAAACCCAAACACATATGTCCTGCTCCTTAACAACTGGCTACGCCCTTGGATGCCGAGATTCAGTCGGTGGCATCAAAACAATTTACGTCCAATCCTTCATCCCAACAGGGTCCTGCAATGCCAACCTTTCAGGTGCGGTTACGGGCTTCACTGGGTACGCTTCGGGTGGGTTCTTCGAGTATGACTTGACCAAGGCTACGTCCTCTTTGACTGAAACCTTGAATGCAAGCATCGAGAACGGTTCAATCTACTACACCCCCGAAGTAACGTTCACCATCAACAAACTGCAAGTCGCAGTCCGCAACGAACTCCGCTTGCTGGTCCGCAACCGTGTCATCGTCATCGTCCAAGACAACAACAACCGCTATTGGTTGCTGGGTTCTGCAAACGGCTTGGAGGCAACCGCTGGAACCGCTGGAACTGGTACTGCCTTCGGAGATAGAAGTGGCTACGAGTTGACCTTGACCGGGATGGAACCCGACCCGATGTTCTCGATTGCATCCACAGTCTTTTCACCGTCGACTGCGCAGATACTCGGTTCGTAGTATCTTTGACTTAGGTTTTCATCATCTGAGGTTTGAGAGGGGCAGTCAGCAATGGCTGCCCTTCTTATTTTTACGGCCATGAAGATTTGCATTGTCTATAACGCCCATCCAACCGGGTGCAGTTACTACCGCCTCGAAATGCCGAACGCATACTTGGGCGACAACTACCCGGAGTTTGACTATGTCTGCGTCGAGAATATCACGACCATCAGCGACGAGGGGCTTCGTTCGATTGACCTGTTCCTGTTCAGCCGTTTGTGGTGTCAGGGAACCATGGAGCAAGTCGAAAATGTTTATAAAGCCCTGACCCAATTCGGGGCCAAAGTCATCCTTGACTTGGACGATTATTGGGTCCTTGAATCGGGCCACATCATGTATCGCCACTATCACCAAACTAAACTCGCAGAGGTCATCCGTAAGCACATTAAATTGGCTGACTGGGTTACCTGTACCACCGAGCATCTTGCGTCCCGCATACGGCCTCTAAACGCCAATGTGAGCATCTTGCAAAACGAGCCATACGAAGCCTATCAGCAATTCATCCCGAATCCCGAAGAAGAACCCGACAAGCACCTCGTCAAGTTCGGTTGGTTCGGTGGTGCGCAGCATGGCGAGGACATGGAACTGCTCCGTGAGGGGATGCAGAAACTACGCTGGGACGCAAACCTTGACGGCAAGTACAGGCTCTACCTCGGAGGGTGGAACGACAATAATCCTGTTTATGAAGGCTACGAGAAAATCATAAGCGACCAAGGGAACAACCCGAACTACGGACGCATTCAGGCTGCTGACATCTACTCGTATGTCGGGGGCTACAACTTCGTCAACGTAACCCTTGCACCTTTGCGAGATACCAAGTTCAACAAACTGAAATCCGAGTTGAAGGTGGTCGAGGCAGGGTGGATGAACAAAGCGATTATCGCATCCGAAACCATCCCCTACACGGACGTAATCAAGCACGGGGAGAACGGATTTCTCGTTCCTTACAACAAGCCCAAGGACTGGTACAAGTACATCAAGCAGTTGATTCTTGACCCCGACCTACGCAAAGGCTTGGCTGACAACCTCACGAGGGACATCAAAAAGCAGTTCAACGTGGTCGAAACCGCCAAGAAGCGGGCCGAACTATACAGGCAGATTGGGCGCAAATTGTGAAATTCGGGGGCATCGCACATTTACAAGCAGATGCTTTATTTGAATCCCAATACGACCAACACCCTGACGGTTACTTGGACCGAGCGAGCCAGCACGGGGGACCGTTACATCTTGCGACTCACAAGCATCGCCAAGAACACCACGACCGATTTCACCCTGCTGAAATCCGCAAACCTGTCATCTTATACCAACCGCTATGACCAATTTTCGATTGCCGTGGGGTCGCTTGAAACAGGCTCGTATAAATATGAAGTTTACGATACCAATAGCACGGTTGCCGCTGCTTTGGCGGTCGTTGAAACGGGCTTGGCTTTTCTACAAACCGCAACGATAGGCTTCAATACCTACGCAAACACAATCACTTACAACACCTTCCTCGCATCCAGCGTGAGGGTATTCGATTCAACCTTTGACCAATCCTTCGCATGAGCGTACAAACACGAAGCGACCTCCAAGCGAGTGCTGCTACCATTACCAACGAAACCGCTGCCGGGGCGAACACCGCATCCCGTGTGGGCGGTCTATTCGACGACCTTGCTGACACCGCCACGCTTGACAGGGAAAGGGGCTTTGCAAACCTTTACCTTGATACCAACACGGCTTTCACCCCAACGCAGGGGCAACGGGTCAAGTTGACAAGTGCGATGAAATCAGGCGTTTTGTCAACCTACAACTTTTCAAGGACTACCAACTCGCTGACCTACACAGGCACAACAGGGGCGACCCTTCGCATCGCTGCATCTATGGTCTTGGCACAGGGCAACAACAACCAAATCAAGGTCTACATCGCCAAGAACGGCACAGCGATAGACCAGTCAATGACTGACATCACGACGACCCACACCAACGGCCATGCGATTTACACGGAAGCCTACGTTACGGGTGCGGTCAACGATGAGTTCACCATCTACGTCAACGCAATCGATAGCGGTGCAAGTATCACGATTTCAGCCCTTTCATTTACCATCCACACGCTATGAGTAATAAATCTACTCAACACTTCACCCAATGGCTTGGGATAGAACACAAGGTCCCCGTGATGCTGGAGAACCGCTCCGGCAAATACATCACCTACGGCTTTGCCAACGAATACCCCTACTACCTGCTTGACAACTATCGCAGGTCGTCCAAGCACAACGCTATCGTGAATGGTAAGGTCAACTACATCATGGGCGGTGGATGGCAGGCAGGCGACAACCTGACCGTAGAGCAAGAGGCCCGGTTCATCAAGTTCTTCGATGGAATGTCAAGCACCGAGGACCTGAACGACATCACGGAGAAACTGGTCCTTGACTTGGAACTATTCAATGGATTTGCAGTTGCGGTTACTTGGTCCAAACTTGGGACCATCGCCAAGATGGAGCACGTCCCGTTCGAGAAAATCCGGGTGGACAAGGAAGAGAAGATGTTCCAAGTCGCTGACTGGTACAACGACGATATGATGCAGTTGTTTCCCAAGGTCGGGGACATCGAGAAAATCCCGGCATTCGACCCGGAGAACCGCCTCGGAAAGCAGTTGTTCTACTATCGGGTGTACGCAGCAGGCGTGAAGCACTATCCTTTGCCCGAATACATCGGAGGGAATGCTTGGATTGAGGCAGACGTGCAAGTGGCAAATTTCCACAACAACAACCTCCGCAACAACTTTTGGGGGGGATATCTAATAAACTTCAACAACGGCATCCCGACCCCCGAAGAACAGGGCGACATTGAGAGGCAAATCAAACGCAAGTTTTCAGGAACCGACAACGCTGGTCGCTTCGTTGTAACCTTCAACGACGATGCAGCCAAGGCCCCGACTTTGGAACCGCTCACTCCGTCCGATATGGACAAGCAGTTCGAAATCCTGAACAAGGCCATCCAGCAAGAGATATTCATCGCACATCGTGTAACCAACCCCATGCTATTCGGTGTGAAGACCGAGGGCCAATTGGGTGGACGCAACGAATTGGTCGAGGCTTACGAGTTGTTCAAAGCCACCTACGTCAACGACCGGGTGCGGAAAGTTGAGCGGATGATTAACTACCTCGGTTCATTTAATGGCGTGGAAGGTATGGAGCTGATACCCGTGGAACCCATCACCGAGCGACTAAGCGAACAAGCCCTGTTGCAGATAATGACCCAAGACGAACTGCGTGAGAAAGCAGGTCTGCAACCGCTTGAGAAACCTGCTGACGTGGTTGGACCTAACCCCCAACCCGACGAGCAACCGCAAACCGTGGAGCAACTTGCCAGCAACGACAACATCAAGAAACTATCGGGCCGTGAGTATCAAAACCTGATGCGTATCGTGCGTCAGTATATGCAGGAGAAAATCACGCTGGAAATGGCTCGGACCATGCTATCAGCAGGCTTCGGTCTATCAGCCCAAGAGATTGACACGATGCTCGGAGTGCAGTCCCAAGAGTTCAGCGAGCCTCAATGGGGCCAAGAGGACGACGAAGACTACGGCTGGGGCGATGAAGAGTTCAAGGTCTTGGAGGTCGTTGCAAGCAAGTTCGGATGCCATGCAGACAATTACCATGTCATGCACTCCAAGCCGATGCGGTTCGACACCAACATAGACGAAAACATCCGCTTGGCCTTTGCCGAACTGGGCGAAGAAGAAAAGGAACTTGACCTGAAGATTGAGGCTTATCGCAAGAAGAACCGGGACGCATCGGTTGAAGAAATGGCAAAGGAGTTCGGAGTTAGCAAAGCGAAGGTCGCCAAGCGTATCGCTTACCTTCTAACCAAGGACCGCTATCCTATCAGCAGGGCCGTGGACAAGATTGCCGAGCAGAACCTTCCAAAGAACGTGAAGGAAGTCGCAGAGCCAGTCTTGGAGGTCCGTTACAAGTATGCATGGGCCACAGGGTTCAGCAACAAGGACAAAGGCTCCAGCCGTGAGTTCTGCAAGGTCATGCTTGACTTGGCCGGGCAGGGCAAGGTTTACACGAGGGAGGACATCGACGGGATTTCTGCGATAATGGGCTACTCCGTATGGAATCGCAGGGGCGGTTGGTATCACACACCGAGCGGAGTGAATCGCCCCCAATGCAGGCACGTATGGGAGCAGCAGTTGGTCATCCGTAAAGGCAATAAAATCACGAAGGCATGAAGGCACTATTCATAAGCGAAGAAACGCTGCTGGACAATAGCATCATCAACGAGAACGTCAGTTACACCCAAATCCGTCCAACGGTCATCAAGGTCCAAGAGATGCGGATTCAGCCGATTGTAGGCTCTCCGTTGTACGGGGAACTCGTCAGCCAAGTGGTCAGCGGTTCAACGTCTGCACTCAACCAAACGCTGCTGGAGGATTACATTCAGCCTGCAATGATTCAATGGCTTTACTATGAACTGCCTATGGTCCTTGCGTTTAAGTACATGAACAAAGGAATGGTCCGTAGAACGAGCGAGGAATCAAGCCAAATGAGCATGGAAGAAATCACCCGGCTCACGGATAAGGTCAAGAACGATGCCGAGTGGTATTCCGAGCGGATTACCCGCTACCTCATGGAGAACCGCAATTCATACCCCTTGTGGAACTCGCCTCCTTCTGCATTGGATACCATCTACCCGAACGCCACCAACTACCGCACCGGGATGGTCTTGGACCGCAACAGGAGGATGGGAATCAGCAACTTGGATTACCCCTACCCTTACGGTCAATTCGGGGCGTGTAATGACTGCTAACGATGGGAGCGCATAAAAAAAACATACTGAAACTGCAGACTTATGTCATGGATAAAAATCAAGCAAGCCCTGTTGGACCTTGCAAATGCTCACCCTCAGGTCAACTCCTTCGGGACGGGCGACCCTCTTGCGGTAGGCACGGACAACACCATCAACCTGCGAACCCCAAGCCGTGAGCGAATCGTCTATCCGCTCGTTTTTGCGGACGTGCAGTCTGCAAGTACTGACGCTGGGACTTTGGACCTTGTGGTCGGTGTCTATTTTAGCGACCGGGTGGAGTCCATTAAGCCGATGGGCGGAGTGGTTTCGGGCAGCCCTACGCTGGGTTGGCAGGATAACGAGGACGAGGTCTTAAGCGACCAACTGCAGGTAGCACAGGACTTCATATCGTCGCTTACAAACGACCCGAACGAGGACTGGACCCTATCGTCAAGCGTATCGCTTACCCGCTTCGTAGAGAGCCGGGACGACCGCACGGCAGGGTGGCAGGCGACGATGACCTTTGAGATTCCCTACGGTCATTCAGTTTGTGAAATTCCCACATAAAAGACATTTACAATTAAACGCTAAAAAATGCCTACACCCATATTGCAACAGATGCTCGGACAGGGCGGTACAATGGAGTTCATCAACGGAACCGTTACCGGGAAGAACTACGACTTCCTTGTAGTCAACACCGCTGCGACCTTCACAACTTTAACGGGAACTGGAAGTGAGAACCTGCTAACCGCTTACAACTTTTCGGGGGCTTCTATTTCCGCTGGCATCGTTATCAGCGGTCGCAATGGCGGCAAGATTACTGCCGTTACGCCTTCGGTCGGTTCGGTCATCGGTTACACATTCCTGTAATGTTGATAGGCTACGGCTACGGCTATCCAACAAACCAACTGCTTGGCGGTGGCAATCCGTTTTGGCTTGCCTTCAACCAACGTGCAGACGCTGACGGGGCTTTGCCTGCCGAGGCTGCGGTCAATGGATGCCTCCAAACCCGATTCCTTAACTCCTTCCAATCTTACGCTTTCTTCGTCTTTTACTCCAACTCTTGGCTACCGTTTATGCAACGGGCGAATACCGACACGGCTGACGCTGCGGAGGTTCGTTTCATCAACTGCCTCGAAGTCCGAATGTATAATCTTTTAAACGCATAGCAGATGCCTGCAAGCCCATCACTCCTTATCGTCCCTGCTCGATTCAAGACGGGGAAACTTTACACCCAAATCGCTACGACTTCGGCTGGGGTTGTTCTCGGTTCATCGGGGGACTTCAATGTTACCCGTGGGACTACTGCGACCCGATTCAATTCGGCTGGCTTGATTGAGTCCGTGGCTTCGGGTGTGCCTCGCTTGGATTACTATACCAGCGGTGGAACTGCTGGCTGCCCTGCGTTGTTGGTGGAGGCGAGTGGGTCGAACTTGGTCTTGCAGAGTGCCTTTGCAACGGGATGGGGAACAACTGGCAGCGGCACAATTACGCCAAATTCTGCGACATCGCCCGAAAATCAAAATACGGCTGCACAATTAAATGTCGTTACAACAACATTTAGTTCAACCAGCCGAACCTTAACAACGGTGAGCGGGACAGTTTATACGGTGAGTGTTTTTGCAAAAAAGAACACTAAGGATTGGATTTACTTTGTTAACCTTACAGGTTCAGCAGCAAGAGTTTGGTTTAATGTAGCAAGCGGAACTATTGGTACTATTGGCGCAGGAATTAGCAATGTTGCTATTGAAAATTATGGCAATGGTTGGTATCGTTGTCGTTGGACTGAAACGGCAGGCGGGACAACATCATACTTTCAAGTCGGTGCGTCCGATGCGGATAATTCTGCTTTGCCAACAAGTAGCGGTTCGGTTTTCTTGTGGGGCGCACAACTTGAAGTCGGCTCCGTTGCCACCTCCTACATCCCCACAACTGCCGCAGCGGTAACCCGCAACGCAGACGTGGTAACCCTATCAGGAGCAGTCAGCGGATGCATCGGGCAGACCGAGGGAACGATTTATGCGGAGGTGGATATGAGAAATGCTATTTCAAGGGTTGCGTCTATCTTGCAATTAACGCAGGATGGAAATAATCAAATTACATTTGGTATTTCAACTGTATATGGTGGAACTAACACAATAGTGGTAAGAGCGCAACAGGCTGGCTCATTTGTTGCTGCATTCCACAAACAAAACAATGCGGCAGGCATCTATAAAATAGCGTTTGCATATAAAAGTACGGATTGCAAATTGTATGTAAATGGTACTGATACAGGAGTTACCATAGTCACGAACAACGCATTTACTGCGTTTAGTTTTAATGGAATTCAATTAGGAATGAGCAATTCGGTAAATCATTTCAACGACCGCATCCGTGCCGCTGCCCTTTACACCACAAGGCTCACCAACGCTGAACTCGCTGCCCTTACGACCCTCTAATGGCTACCTTCCGCAAGTACGCATT